TGTGAGCTCTCATAATCCAATTTTGAGATGCTCGAAGTTGTTTGAAGGAACTATATCCGTACGGACCATTAAGATTATTCATCAATGCAGAAAAGTAAACAGGTAATCTTGGAGCACCACTAAAAGCTCCGACATAAGGAAGTAGTCTATTAAATTCTGCATTAATGATTCCTACTTGTGTTTCGTCATGATCAGAATAAAAATTTTCACTACTTTTAACTAGATTTCCTAAAATCTGATAGTTAGGATCGGGTATGTTTATCTTTTCTTCATTCTTCAAAAGGCTTATAACTTTAAAATAGTCTTTTCTAACACTATTTAATTCTACTAAATTTTTATGGTTTATTTTTGAACTCCAAAAACTTAAATTTGTAACATCAAACCATTTTTCTAGATCAAAGAAGTTAGGATATGTTCCTGTTCTTACAAGTTCTTCAAATCTGTAAAAATCATCAAAATTTAAGTTATTTCCGTACTTGTTTAATTTGGCTACACTGCAAAAATTAAAAACATATTCGTAGTTTTTTTCTATGGTGATATTATCAGCCGTTCCATCAGAAAATGGAAATTCACTAGTTCTATTTATTTCTTGATTTGTGGCAAAAAAACTTTTGTTTTTTGCTACTTTAAAAAAAGGATAAAAGACGTATTTTAATAAATCTCTATTCGCATGATCCCATTCTTTACCATTAATTTTTAATGATAAATATTTACTTGTATATTGCGTAAACTTATCTGCTCTTGATGATCTATACAAGTTTTTGTCATAATCAAGAAGTGTTAAAGTGATAGAATTGTATCCTGATGTTCTTTGAATTGTTGTGTAAGTTTCGTCTTTTATTTTGTAAACATAATAAGAGGCACCGTTTTCTTCAGAATGTAATATTACAAAATTATCATCACCATCAATGCCCAATGCATATGGCCAAGAATAATATTCATCTTCTTGTTGATTGTAAATACTTGAACCTACAATGATAATTATTCTATCGTTAACTGATACACTGGCTTTATCTTCAAAATCATAGGAATAACTAGTCAAGTCGTATCTACTAAGTTGTTCTCTGAGTTTAAAATTTAAATGAATTGTTATGTTTTTAAGGGCTACATCTTCGACCCTTCTATCACTTACATAATCTGTTGGTGGAGTTTCTATTAAATTATTAGTTAAAAAAGAATCTATATCTTTTCCTATGATATCTTCTATTCTAACTATTATTCCTTTATCTTTGGTTACAATATCAACTACTGTTTTATCATCAACAATTGTATTATTATTAAAACTTTCTTTTTTGGCCACTAGGCTATTAAGGCCTACAAAATCTAATGGTAAACTCACTTTTTTCTCCTATTACAAGTAAATATATTCAGTTGAAGATGATGGAAAAGTTATTGCTGTGTCGATAACTCCATTGACTTTATTTAGTCCATCTTTTGGCCAATAACCAAACACTTTTTGTGTTCCACTTCGCACATTATAATTATCACCAAGCGAAGAAGTTACCCAAGAATAGTTGTAATCAGATGCCGGTATTGTTGATTGGTAATTAAGATTGTTTTTTAAATTTTTAGTAGAAATCACAAAACTGCCTTGAACTGGGTCTTGTTCATAAATTTTACCAACTGATGACAAGATGTTACTTCCTATTTTTGGACTAAATTCTAGATTCTCTCCAAAATCTTCCCCAGGTTCTACAATGTCTTGATATTCATTGGTTAAGTTCCAATAGTCAATAATATTTGCTTTTAAACTATGTTTTGTGACATCAAAACGTTTTCCATTGTTATACAGTTCTTGAGCTTGTGCTAGATTAATTGTTGATGAAAAGAAAACAAGGTCTTGATAGTTTGCATTATTGTTGTCATAATATGGTAATTGTTGACTTGAACCTATTTGTATTTTGTCAAAATCTTTTCTAGTACCACCGTTTACAACAACAGAATTTGCTGTAACTCCTGTTTGTCCATTTAAATACAATATTGGAGCACTTGAAAGATTACCATCCCAAGAGATCACATAGTGATGCCAATCAAGCCAATAATCATTTGTTACTCCAAGATCAGCATTATTCCAAGAATAAAAATTCATTAATCCGGTAGTTGAATACATAAAAATATAAATTCCACTAATAGCATTGTAGGCTTGATAGGAAAAATCATAAGGATAATCGGTCGCAGAGTCTTGAAATGCAAAAAGATGCCCATTGAATGAAATTAGCTTCATCCAACCAGAAAACGATATAGCACCAGAACTTGAATACCCAGTTAAACTGTAGTTTATTAACTTGGATTCTTGAGTTAAAACAGAAGATCCTGATAGGTTTACTGCTTTTGTTGGTGAAGACTTTGGTCTAACCAAGGTATTTCTCGGAACTTTGTGAAATGATGCTGTTAGATTATAATCTGTCTCATCGAGTTGTTCATAAACAGAATCGACTCCTCCGCGACCCATAGGACGTTGATAGAGCGTTCTTAAACCGTCTCTAGTGTTAGCATGACTGTTTACTCTTATCGTTCCAGATTCACCGCTTCCCGAGCCTCTAATCGATAAGTTTCTGTAGTTTAAGTTATTGTGAACTGAGTATTCATGAGCATAAGCATCAAGATATCCATAGGTTTGAACTTCAACACCACCCGGCGCAGAGAATCGAGAGGTAATTATGGTTCTATTTCTTGTTGACCCTGTGATAAAATCAGATTCAACTTGAACAATGTTTCTAAATAGGGTGTTGGGAGTTCCATTGTTTGAAATGTTTCCGCCTGCTGCAAAATCCATAACTGTGGGATTTAAAGATATTATATTTGTTCCGGCTGTGCTACTTGTCATTTCAACATAATATTGAGTTCCAAAAGTAAAAGTCATAGTAAAAGGATTATACGCACTCCAACCGGCTGAACTTGTATTGGAGGTGTAATCGGTAAATCTATTTAACATTTTTTGTTGCACGTCTGATAATATTTCCAACTCAGATCTAACTGTTCCAACACCACCGGTGGTATATAAGGTATTGTAATTTGCGTTATTGGCTAGTAAATTTAAATCAATTCCATTGCCTGTTCCAGAGTAACTTGAAGAAATAGTGATATTACTAGAATGATCTTTTAAATTATCTCCAACAGTTAAAATATCATCTAAGTAATCTTCATATCCTATTTTCCACCAGTTATTGATGTAACTTGCTGATACATGAGTAGAAGGGTCTTTCCAAGACCAACCAGCATAAATTTGTTTAAATTCAACTAATGAGTTAATATCTTCTTGTGTTAATTTCTTTTCCCAAAATACTAAGTCTTGTAAAAACGAGTTATCTGAAAATCTTATTGAATGTATTTCATCTATGTTCAAGGCTGGGTGTGTCGAAGGAGGAGTAGTGGTTAGAGAAATTTCGTCTCCGTCTATGTATAATTTTGGACTAACGTTTGCCATGTCTTCATCAATAACAAAAACAATGTGATGAATTGTGTTTGCTTGTGTGTATCCTCCTTGAAATACAAAAAGATCTTCATTATTACCTGATGTATCACGAAACCCTACGTTCCACTGATCGCTGGAACCAACATCGTGATAAACATAAAGTCTAAGGTTAGATCCTTCATTAATGTCAAATCTGTTAAAACTTGTTGTGTTGGTCTCAGCTTCGTAAAAAAACGAGAAACTAAAAGAACCAGATAGTCCATTGATTGTATTGCCGGCACCTTGTAATAAAAATGAATTAACAAAATTTCCTAGTGCAAAAAATCTATTTCTAAATTCAGAAAACAAAGAAGAGCTAATGTCAGTTTCGCTATCTATGGCTATATCTGCTGTGGTTATCTCTATCTGTGTTTCAGTAGAAACTTCATTAATAGAAGCAGTTATTCCAATAAATTCACTAGTTGGTGGAGAATACTGATCTGGCAAAGCAATTGAGAAATTTCCAAACACAGCATCAGAAATTGCATTATGTCTGTTAGAATCAAAACCTGATGCTATGTTTCCGTCATTGGAAGGTTCAACAGCAAATAGACCAATTTGATTTGTCGTTTCAGGAAGTTCATTTTTCACTTCCTCTGCAAGAAAATCCCAAGTGTCTGCTTGTTTTTTAAATCTTAAATTGTTCTCAGAACGACCAACAGAATTAAAGTATTCATACTTCTCCGTGTAGTTTCCTTGACGATACTGGTCGCCTTGGATATTTTGAATATTGTAAGGACGCTTTCCTCTGAGGTCTCTGTAATAAATTGCCCACTTTCTTGTGGTATCAGGATAAGGTCCACCATAATCAGGGCCAACAATCCCAAGAGCACCATCTTGAACAGATTCATCAGGATGTTCTCCAAACAAAATTCTATAAGCTTCTGGTCTTGTGTATTGATCGTCCAATTTATTAGTTGTTGTGTAATCTTCATTATATTTATTCAATTGAACATGTCTATTTTGACGACCTCCAACCCAAGTTTCAGTAAAAGGTCCTTGCATTGGAACATCATTTGAAATATATGTGGTATCAGAATGCAAGTTAGTCAAAATTACACTATCTTTGTAATTCTGATCTACAGTTCTATTTGTTCCATCGTCTACATTTCCTGAAACAATATTAAATGGAGAACCATAAGCGGACTTAACTTCATAAACCAAGTCCAAAGATCCTGTTGAGGGTTGTGAACCATCACCTGACGAGTCTTTACCAACGGTCATTCTAAAGTTGTATTTTTCTTTTTTGTTTGGATCTTCTATATCATCACATACAGATGAATTAATTATTCCTTGACCTGGTCCCACACCTACTACGACAACATTTACAGGAATTCCTGTTGATGTCTTTGAGCCATGAGGTTTGATATTATCAAAAATAAAGTCTCTATTTCTATTCTCGTTGTAATTTGTTCCGCCATGAATTGTAGTTGAAGCCTCTGCTGTTAATTTGTAAGGTTTTGAAAACCTTCTCGTTGCCTCAGCGTAACCTTGAGCTATGTAAGCAGTTTGAGGATTGGTTGTAGGATCTCCAAGTCTTTTGATTATTCCAGAGGTCTTTGAACCAAGTATTTTTCTTATTGTTTCTCTATCAGCTATGTCTTCTCGAACTTCTCTTTCTTTTTTCCAAAGACAATGAATATCATCTGTTGAGCTTTTGTAGTCAGGAGCATGTCCAAACTTCCAATTGTAGTCAAGCTCTCCAATACCTCGCAAAGAACCCATTGTAGATTGAAGGGTTTTTACGGTTGGAAACTTTCTTTCGTTCTTTGGTCTTTCAAATATATGAGACTCAACAACGTTTGCAATTCCTTCATTGAATGTAACAGAAGCGGGCTTTAATTGTTCGATAAAGAAAGATACGGATGTATCAATCCACTTAAAATATTCAGTAAACTTATCAAAGTCAGGATTTCCGGTGGTTCTCTCAAAGAATAGAGAGCGAGCTTTTCTTAAACGCTTGTAATCTTGGCGATAATAATCAACAGGTTTGGCAAAAAGATTTGCATATTCTTTCATTGTCGAGAATGTTCTTATCATTTCCTCGGAAATTGATTGATTCATTGACTTCTCAAGAGAGAAAATATTGTCGGTTGTGTCTTCGTCTTCAATAAAAAACTCTTTTTCATCGTCCATTATTGTGATTCTATCGTCGGTGAACGATATTTCGGGCAATTCTTTTCTTCTCGCAAAGATAAATTCGTTTGTAAACACTTCTTCAGACGCAGGAAAGTCCAAACCAAGACCTTTGTTTTCTCTTTCAATAATATTTGACGCCCAACCATAGAGACTTGAGGTCGATCCGCTTGAGAAATCCTCAACAATAAACTCTCCACTTGCATCAGAAGACGCATTTTCATCAAAATTCCAATGAAGAATAAGAGAATCCATGGCAGGAATTTGCGAAGAACCAGAAATATCATGGAAAAATACGGTTGGCGAACCATAGATTTTGTTGTGTCCATAATTTTTGGGGTCTAAATTGTGTTGTTGAATAGCTTCGTTAGACAATTTATCCATCCACATTCTTATTGAACCGATCTTTACATCTGTTGAAGCTATTGTTGAACCTGTAAAATTGGTCTTATTTGCTCCAACATACAGTCTTTTTGGTTTTGTTAACAAAGAGTTACCAATGGTATTGCTAACAGAAGCAGTTAAGGTGAATTCGTTTTTGATTTCTTCATTATTGTAGGTAACGCCATAAAGTCTGATGTTGTAATCTGGATTTGATGAGCTTAAGAAAGAACCAGCAAAAGGATATCCAACCGGTTCAACAGTCAAAGAAAAGTTCCATCTCTCATTTGTGTATACTTCCTCGAACAAATCAGATTCGACAACAATTGAATCATCAGCATTTTTTACAACGAACTTTACAGAGGTAGATCCAACTTCCTCTTTAACGGCGTAAAATTGCAAATTGGCGTCGTTTGAGCCACCAAAGGTGTAATCGGTGCTATCCGAAGAATTCGCCTCGTGAAAGCCAAATATCGAGCTTGAAATAAATGATGCAACAAAGTAATCATTATCTTCAACTTTTCTTGGCTCGGGGAACAACACGTCACCTTCAATTGTAAAAGCATTATTTCTTTCAAGTCTTGCTGTATCGGAGCCAGAGATAAATGTCAATGAATTAATCGAGGAACTTGTTTGTGTTATTGAAGCTCCAAATCTTGAAGGTTTGTTGAAATTAACAAACTTAGATTTAACAGACGAGTTCTTATATCTATCTTTTAAATAATGAGTTGCATTATCAGTGTAAACATTTAGTTTAATGACCTCGTCGTCAATACCAAAGCATCTTAATAGATTACGGAACGACTTTTCAGTTCCTTTCGATTTTAAGATAAACTCGAGATTATTGTAGATGTTATAATAAATTTGTCGTTTTGTCTTCTCAATTGATTGCTCAAAATAATTGTTCTGGTTGTCTCTTTGCCAAAATGTGTTCAAAATTTCTGAGGATACAAACGTATTTGGAACCAACAATCCTTTCTCGGACAACATTCTGTCGATAAATTCATAAGGCATATTACCACTGTCAAAGTAGTTCTTGTCTTTTAGTTTTGGTACTTCTTTGATTTGACAATAAAGCGTGTCAAAGTACGAAGAAAGTATTTGAAAAAGATAATTTATATTTCCATTTGTGTCTTCTTCTCGAAGCCAAGCAGGAACCATATCATACATTCTTATTGTATTATCTCTATCGTGATTAGAGCCGCTTGTTGCCATCTCAGTTAACAAAGATTGAACGCTAGGGTGATCTAACCGGATGATGGGATCACCAGGCTCAGATTGCAATATTGAGGCACTAACGTATGCTGATCCTGTGTTTCTAGAACTAGTTGTGTATCCTGTCCAAGTTCCGTTTGCAATTCTTCCTGAATAATCCAAGACGGTCGCATCGTATGCTGTGTTTCCTACAACACCTTCGTTGAACTTATAATAAACTCCAAGTGAAGTTCTGTTATCATCAGAATTTGATCCTCCACCAATTGGATAGAACCAAGTGTTTTTAATGTATTGAGCATCTAATTCTTTTTTCCAGTATCTGAAGTCATCGAGAGAAGCAGAAAGCTTTCCAGCTCCAACCATATCTTGATTATGATAATCATCTCCATATGAAGCTGTTTGTAAAGCTCCAAGATATCCGTTAATGTTGTTGGGTATCTCACCTAGTGTATTGGTGGTACCGTATATTGAACCGCTATTCAAAATACCGTTGTTGTAGTAGTTTATCTCAAGATTTTGAGAAGCTGCTTTAACAGTAATTGTGTGGTGTTGCCATTCTCCGTTTGCTATCGACGCTGAACCGTAAGAACTAAGAGCTATTGGTTGATCAACAATACCATAAGAACCTGAATACAGAGTTAGTCTTAGTGTAGACTCTTGCTTATCGGAAGCAGACATTTCAAGTATCAAACGTCCGTAATCATGCGAACCAGATGTGGTTACGCCATTCCAAAGGTCAAGAATAACTTCGCGTTTTGTTGAGGAAGGAAGGAATTCATCTTTTTTCATCCAAAATTGAATTGTGAGACCATCGTCCATCTTCATTCTGTAATTTAAAGTTCTATTTTTATCAGAATCATGTTTGATTCCTTTGTCAAAAACATTCTTCAGTTGTCCTGAGCTAATTGTATCAGAACCTGTATGTTGATAAAGAGAAGCTTCTCGCAATCCACCGGCAGAATATATGTATTCCAAATTATTTGGCTTCCCATAGTCAGTAATTGTTGTACCAGTTCCCCAACCTCCAGCTGAGAATATGGCATAACCGGTAGATTTTGGATATTTGTTGTCAAATAACCATTGATCGAGAAACGTTGAATCATTATAAAAGCTTAGTTTTTCTGCTTCGGAGCCATCGTAAGGGTATTGTTCATAAATTCTTTTGATAGAGCCTTCGTAATATTCTTTAGCAGAACCAAATCTTGCGAAGTTTTTTGGATCAGAAAAATCTACATCAGGAACAAAAGTTTTATTTTGCTCTCTTATTTCCTCAATTAAATCCGCAGATTCAACCGAAGAAGTTAGCTTTGATTGGTCTTCAAGAACAACTTCTTTTTTGTAAAAAAAATCTTTAATACTCATCTTCTCTCACTTTAAATTTAAATTGATAAGGTTGGTGGTTCCAGTTTTCAAGATATTCATCATAAAAAGCAAACTTTATATCGTAATCATAACCGGGCTCAAAGTAAGACATATCTATGTCAAAATAATTACCACTAACATTGTATGACAATTTAGTAGATAAATTAGAGCCTGTATCGTGCGGAATAACCACTAAGTTATCAATTGATCTGCAAATCTCATATGAAGCTGAATGAATAACTGTCGATTCTGGTGTCGCTTTTGCAACTGTGTAAATTGTCGGAGACCAATTCTTTGGTCTTACATATAGCTTAAATCTTACTTTATCTGTGTTTCTGTATTCTTTATTCAAGTTTGGAATTGAAAGAAGATATCTTGTGTTTTCGTCTAATATCTCCGCATTTTCTGATAAAACCGAGATTGAACCTGTGTGATACTCAACTCCACCTGAATGCCAAACATCAATTATTGACGTATCATCTGTGTCAGCGTAAACGCTACATTTGTAGATTCCAGTTGAAACATGTGAACCAGTAAACGTAGAACCAATTTGAGTTCCTCCGGCTTCTGTGTAAAGTGACACTTCGATGTCATCAGTGCCCACAGCAGGTATGTCTCTTAAACGCCCTCTAATGCGATTGTAGAGGTACAAAGTGTTTAGGTTATCATTGGCAGGGGCAAGCGAAGAAGACGCAAAGAAAGCACCTCTATCGTCCGTTAAAGCATCATTCCACTTAGCTTCTAGACTTGGTCTGTTGAAAAAGAACTCGGTTCCTCTTGCAAAGAATTTTTTTGTGTAATAAGACTTTGTGGCTGATTCCAAGTTATCTTTAAGTTTTATTCCAAAACCATAATTGTCTTTTGTTCCATCAAGCCACTCTTCAACAAGAGATGTGACGTCAACAGAAAGATTTTCATAGCCTTCATAAAAGTTTTTATTAAATGTTGGAGAAGCGTGATAATCACCTCCGGCAGAATCCCAAGCAGTAAAGTTGGCACCAGAAAGATGAACCTCAGTTGCTAGACCTGATATTGTTCCTATTTCTTCCACAGGGGCAGTTGCCTTTCCAGCTGTTGAAGCTGTTACATAAACAATATTACTTATCACATTTGCAGAGAAGTTAGAATTACCATTAACAACAGCTGCAAAATCTGCTGCAAAGTCAGTTTTTGATCCTGTGTTATTAATAGTGGTTTCAACCCAAGTTCCACTTCCACCATCGCTATCTCCTGCTCCATCGTCAAACCAAAAATTAATAAGTGTACTTTTGTTATAAAGTTTTATATAGTTTGCAGCTGCATCGGCACCATAATCAGAAGCTGTGTCGCTGCTAAATGTAAATTTTGTTATTTCAGATATTGGAATTCCTGAAGCGTTTTGCCAGTTAGAACCGGTTCCGTTGTATGTCTTGTCAGTGTAATTGACCATATCAAGTCCATTACCTTCTTGCCATGATTGAGACACAGCGGAGATTGTGAGATCAAAATTCTCAGGCAAAGTCGAGGAATGTTCAGCGTTGTAAAGATTGAGATAGAACTTAACAGAACCAGATGCTGGTATTTTTTCAGCTGTTCTATCCGCTGATATTTGATCTGTGTCAAATTGAATCAAAATTCTTGAAAGCTCTGATGAGCTGGTTGTAACCTGTCCGTAAATTTGAAAGACCTCCAAAATATCAGAAGCTCCCATATTGGAGCCTGTTGCTTTGTTTGATGATAAAAGAGTTTCATCAAAAGCATTAGAGATGGTGTTGTCTGCTGTTGCAAAGTATTTTTTAATAGCCATTATTTTGCTTTTCCTTTGATGTCTTGATTCGGAAACTTGAGTTCAAATATTACGTTTTTTGGAGCCTTGTAGTAAGTTCTGTCTTGCGAGATCATATCCTGCATTTCCAACTGAATATTCGAATATCCTGTTCCGTGGTTTGAAGCGTTTTTATTTTCAATCTTAACTTCTTTAACATCAATCACACCTTCTGTTTTTGAGAGAAGATTATAGATGTCATTGATGTAAATCGGCTCACCAATGTAAAACTTTTCTGAATATTTATTCTTAAGTCTTGTGATAGCGTTAGCCAATACTGTCGAGGTATCATACCTGTTATCTGTCATTATTGAAAAATCAATTGAAAAGTTTACTATCTTAGCGTCAAATATTTCAATAACATCATTTATCGATGCATATTGGTTTAACCAATTTTTTAAATTATTTTTTGTTGCCTGATTTGTCTGAACAAATGCACCTTGATCATCCGTCGAAGCAACGTAAATAGCTAACTTTTTATTGGTTGCAAAAGGATTGTTGATAACGTTAACTCTTTTTACTTGTCCAAATTTTGTTGGCATATTGTAGGCAATTGCTTCATAGTCCATTTTGGTAACAGCTCTATTTTGAGAAGCAAAGAAATTCTTTGATCTTACTTTCAATTCATCTATTGTAAAATCAACGGAGGAACCAACTATCGGCTCATCATTGATAACTTCTAAACTAGATTTAACAGTATTAACAAGGCCATCATTTAAAGTATTAGGATTGCTAAATACTAGATTCGAAAAAGAAACCTCTTTAATTGTTCTTGGTCCTGCATTGGTGATATTACCATCATTTTTTCTGTAGGTAACTGTTAGTGTTGTCCCTTGTGGAGAAATACCAAGCTTATCTGTTCCTAAAAGTTTTGTTGGATCTATTGCTTTACTTGTAACATAATTCTTGCCATGCATTTGAATAGCTACTTGAGATGGATCTGCAAGCCCTGAATCGTCATCGTCATCTGATCCGAAACCAAATTGTATGTAAGTACCTGTATCGTCTTGTTCTAAGATAAATCTACGGGCTGTTACGTATGGCTTCATTATAGATCTAACACCGTCTGATAAAGCTGTTGGGTTTGTAGTTTCAATGAAAACTGTTTCTTGAGATAAGAAATCAACCTCGTAAAACACATTACCTTCGGCATCTCTTACATCAATTATCTCAGAAATTGTGTTGTCACCTACTTGTACTCTTCTAAACTTCTCAAACGTTGCTTGAGACAAGTCGATAATAGCTGTGAATGATTTACCTGATGAAACTTGACCGAAAGATCTTATTGCATAATGAGTTGCTTGACCTGTTACATTGTTAAATTTAACCGCTATAATATCATTCTCAGGTCTATCAAACCTAACGTCTTCTAATAAAGTATAAGTTGTTCCATTACCACCAAGAAATTCAGCTCCTTTTTTAAGGACTGGAATGTATGATGGGTTTGGTCCGTTTCCATCTGAGTTTGCTGGTACTTCAATAAATAAAGCAACTGAGCCGAAAGCAACAGGAATTCCTGTGAAATTATAACCTAGATTCTTTGCATGTCTTCTGACATTTGGAAACTCGATTGCTGTATCTAAAAACGCTTCATTAACTGAATAATCTAGATAGTAAGATAACACGTCTCCTACATACGAAACGGTATCGAACATTAAAGACCCAAAGGAAGCTTCAGAGAAATCATTGTAGTTATCAGGATAATATCTCTTAGCATGTTCTATTAAGTCTTTCTTTATTGAATTAAAGTCTCTACTAGTGTACTTTATTGGAATATTTTTGTTCTTCGGCATCTGTCAATCCTCTGATAATAAATAGGATTAAGGCAATAAAATTTTTATAATTCATCCATTGAAAGAGAAAGTTCAAAATAATCCACAATCTCGGGACTATTCAACTTGTATTTTATCGCTACAGATAGTTTTCTTTCGTTGTCTTCTCCAAAAACCTGAACGTTTACATTGGTTAACCAAGGCATATATGTTCTTATTTGATTAAATATTGTAGATTGCACTGTTTGGTAAAGTTCATCACCGGCTTGTTCAAATAAAAAACGCTTTATTCCAACTCCAAAACGGGTATCCATCCGCTCCCCAGGGTGTGTTAAGATTATTGACTTTAAATTGAACTTTATAACCTCAGATATTTCTTCTTCATTTAAAGTTTCATAGCCTACATTGTCACCTTCAATATTTAATGGCACTTTTACTGTAATATCTCTTAGAGCTGATATTCCGAAATAATTGTTTTTAACTGACATGTGTTATCCTCTACAAATTCTTTGTTATATTACTAAATTGATTAATCGTGCTTCCTTCTACTCTATCTTCTTCCCCAAATAAAGACTCTTCTTCTTGTGCTTCTTGATAAACTTCTGTTGCAAAAGCAACAGAGGTTGTTGCAACAGTAGTATTTGTTTGAGAAGTTACAGTAGCTTCCTCTTGTTCTTCCTCTTCTTCATCATAATTAGGCATTGTGAAAGCATTATTTTCACTTTGTTCAATAAATTGCTCTTGCAATTCTTTCTCTGCTTCTTGTGGAGTTGGGTCAATCTTCTTTAATGGATCTTCTTCTTCAGCAACAGTTGAGGTACTGTAGATATTTTGATCTGTTCTTGGAGGTTTACCAGGATTTTGATCAAATGCAGCCAATGCTCCATCTGCACATTCTCTTCCTTCTTCATCAAAAGGACGTTCATAAAACCTTCTTCTTTGCCACCATCTAATGTTGTCGCTTAGATTTTTATCTAATTTTGGTTTACTTCTTCCTCTAAAGGCATCTGAATGTTTTAGATCTGTTTGTTCTTCTTTATTAAAACTTTGAACATCGTAATATTTTTTGAATAGTCGATAATTTTTCATTTTTGTTTTCTTCATGATTCTACTTATCCAAGTTTTATTTGATTCTCTAGAAGGATCAGGTCTTTCTCCCGGATCTTCTCCAATAGAATCAGGAAAACCATAGTAACTGTAAATTGATGCCATAGTTGCAAAACCTTTGACATTGAAAACATAATTCATTAAGAATTTGTATTCTGGCTTCTCTGTTAATTTATCAATATAACATTTCAACAAATTGTCAATTTTATATTGAGGCACATTTTTTATCTTGAAATCAGTAATATCTTCTTCAAAATTAACCAATGATATTGGATATTTAAAAGATTCAGAATCAAATTCACTAGGAATGTTTTTGTAATAATGAACACCTCTAAAGCCTCTGATGTTTCTAAAGTAATCATTATCAAAATCTTCTGATCTTGGATCAAATCCTTCTGGAGGTAGATAGCTTAGCCTAACTCCAAATCTTATTCCGATTGATCCAGAGTAACCTTCTTCCTCTCTAACAGCGTTTCCAAATAAATCAGAAATGAAAAGCTCACCAGTTTCTTCTGAATATTTAGTTGATTGTTTGAAAGCGCCAAAAACCTCAGCAAATTTTTCAACTGAAATTGGTCTATTACTTACATCCGAGAATTGATCCTGAAAGTCTTCACTTTTAACTTCTTTCTTTGGAATTACAATGACATATTTTTCTAAATAAAATCCACCAAATACTTTTAGTGTTTGTTTTTGTAATCCATCCATGAAAGGTGATAAGTTTTCTAATGGGTGTTGTGTCATTGGGTCATCAACAACAGAAACAACATCTCCGTACAACTCTTTCTCAATTGAATCAGCGTATTCTCCATCTACAGTTCCGACATTTATTGGAGGACCAATAGTTAATCCGGATTTTGGATTTAATACAAATTTATTTAAATCTTGTATATAAGGCTCTTCCGGTAGATACTTTTGTATCTTATATTGATAAGAGTTAAATTCATTCAAGACCAAATAAGATGAGATTTGTGTAGCTATTTCTTCACTTCTATAAATGTCATAAATTTTAGTGTACATTCTCAATTCTTTCAGTTTTATTTTTTTAACTTTAAAATTGAAATCAGTTATATTTTTAAGCACTTGTCTAAAGCTTGGACCAAATGCATTAAAAGAAATCGCATCAATAAAGTTGGACAATTTTGAATATAGTGGATCTCCTTCTCTCAAAGTTTTCACAGCACCTTGGCCATAGTCATAAAGCATGTAATCCACTACGCCATCACTATTCCAAGCAATTTTAGTTATTCTTTTGAATATCTTTCTGTCTCTTCTGGAAGGGTAATAATAAGAGGTTTTTACTTCTAATATTTGTGCAAATAATTCTTCTAATTTTTCATCCTTTGTAATTTCACCAGTTATTATTCTTCTCTCAACTGTTTGAACCATTTGTTCTAAAAATAGATACCAATATCTTAGCTTAGAAATCATTCCAGACAATCTATTATTTGGAAAGTCTTTCATTTCTTCCTTCATTCTATTGATTAAAAATAAACCCATACCTGTATCAAAGTTTTGTGAATTAAATCTTAACTGCCCTAGGGTTGGCATGGTTCTTAAGATATTTTCTATTATATAAGTTCTGATGGTCGAAGTAACAATACCATCTAGATATGCGTGTGTTGAAGAATCAGCTATCAAATCATATGGCACTTTTCTAACGCAATCGGGATCGTATTCTAATCTTTTGTCTTTTTTCAAAGAGTTTTCTAGCTTATTGACTCTCTCAGAAACTTCTCCTAGAAATAACCAGCCAGAACGCTTTGGAGAGCAACCATCCATTTCAGGATTAAATGCTTGCATAATTCCAAGCCAGCCTTTGTAAGGATGAGGGTGAATATAGATCTTTGGTTTTTTGTAGGTTCCACCATAGACCTCAGGATCTAAAAACACAACTCTCTTATTTTCTGTTGCTGATTTTCCTAATACTTTATCTTGTTCTCGGTAAGAATATTTCCAAGTGGCACTGTTTTTAGGATCGGCTGTTGGATCTACATACAATAAATCTTGATAATTTATTTCAGAATCTTTTGTGTATCCAAATAAGAAAGAATTAGAATTTCCTTCTCGAGAAGCAGAATAGATTCCATGAATTAATTTTTTTGCAAACATGTCTTTCATTTTGCCATAGAGTCTATTTGGCAAAGAATCAAACTTACCAAGAGCTAAAGTGACCTCAGATGTTGCCAAGTTATCACTAAATCCAGATTTTTCTTTAAATTGTTGACCTACATTGATGATCACTTTTCTTTCAGGATTGTCTAGTAAAAAGTTAATAAATGCTGCTTCTTGAGGACTTTTTCTTCCAACAGGAGAATCTTTATCTATCTTAACAACAAGGGTTTCTTCTTTGTATTTTTCATAAAGATCTTCGAATCCAGATAAATTAAAAGGAATTTGAAGTTGTAATAGAGTCTCCTCATCTATCTCATAGGTTGTTTGTAATACAGATGGCAAAAGTTTCAATAATGCTGATTTAAATCCGGAAGGGGGAGCTGTTGCGATAAATTCGTTTATCTCTAATTCATATGAAGGTGAAGCTGATGTGTTGTAAAATGCCTCGTCTTCGTTTCTTTCTTCCAGATATACTGAATTATAATTTAAATCAAATCCCCAAGTAAAATGATCTCCACCATTTCTATCGCGATAAGATAATCTTAAATCAGGCTTTTGTTTAAATCTTTTGAAAGATTCAATATTATTGCTGGTGAATCCAAGTCTTTTCCATTCTTTTTTAGAAACTATTCTAGATGTCTCTTCTTCAAGATAAATTCTTGTTTTATAATCAGCATTAAAGATAAACCTTCCACTTTGGTATCTTAACCAAGCTCCAACAGTCAATGGAAATAAATTTGTTGGTGTTGGGTAATCACCATCAGCCTTGCTGGTTCTAACTCCACCATCTTCATTTTTAAAATCAAATAAATGCATTATTCTTCTTAGGAAGTTCCTTGCATCATCATACTTGTCTTGGTGGTCTTCAACTGTGTTGGCTGCATTTGGGAATAATATCTTTCTCCTAACTCTTGCTTCGTGCGATGAGATAGTTCCTCGAACCAATGGTACATTATCTTGATCAGCTAAGACATTATTGAAAAACGAATGTCTTCCCTCAATTGTGTCTGAGATGTATGCGGATTCTAAATCGGCAAACACAGAGTCGGCTAATTCTTTTTGAAAGTCTTTAAGTTCTGGTGGTAATTGTGACATTAACGAAGACCCTTCTATTTCCACTGGATCATCTGGATCATTTAGATCATCACAGAAAGGATCACCACCGGGATCTAGTGATATTTTGCTAAACTCTTCTTCAAATTCGCTATCGGGTCCATTTAAAAATGAATCAAACAAATCTTCTAAATCAGAATTAATTACATCGCTTGGGTCATCACCGGGAATGAAACCGGTGTCTGCTTCTAGACACAAATATCTTTTACAAAATTCTTCATAAGTTGTCTCGCCATCTTCTGATGTATTAAATGTCTCATATTGATTTTCTAACAAGCCTCTTATTGTGTCTTTTTGGTCTTCATTTAGATAACTACCTATCAAGTTTATTAACTCTTCCAAGTCGTCTTCGGTTCTTAGAATATTAGACATTTCAGTTTCTTGTGTTGCTTCCCATATTAAATCAAACAAAGGAGAGCCTTGAGGAGCTCCTTCTAAAAATATATTTAAAAATTGACTTGAATTAATGTTTTGACTTACAGCTGTAGCCCAGTCTACAACAGGTTCTCTATCTATCTTTTGCGTACTGTAGCGATAAACAAAATCTTGAAGTGTTGTTGTAGCGTCCGAAATTGCCCCTAAATCCTCTTGAGTTTCTCCAAAGGGTGTAAACCTATCTCCTTCGCAGAAAGCGTCAGCAATGGCGTCTAACAAGCCTGTATCATCATTTCCTAACAAGGTTCTACCAACGCCTGATAATAAATCACAAGCTCTTGCTAAAATCTTTTGCAATGTCTTTAGAAGATATTTGGTTAATATTGCGAAGATTGATTTCACTATCTTTTCGATAAATTTATTTAACATAAACTTTAACACATCGAGCCAAGCAAAACCGGGTAAAGTAGGAATATCAGGAAAATACCAAGTATTTTTTCCCATACATGGATTTAGTTCTATTCCTCCAACAATATCATCTAGAAACTCATCTATTGATGATGTATTAGGGCAAGATGCTGTTGCAACAACTGTGGCAAATATCTCAGATCCGGGAATGCTATCAATTAACTCTCTTAATTCATTAATTGAAAAAGAATTTATCAATGCTTGTGTGTAAGATTCTAAAAGAACCTTTGCAACTCTTTGAACAGCTTGTTCGTAAGCATTTACGTCATTTCTAAATCTATCGTCTTCTAGTCCTTTGATTACATCGTTAGTGGTATTTGATTTTTGTGTTTTAAGTTGAGATATTGAATTATTGTAATTAAATATTTCTGATTCTAGAATGGAGACTTCATCAATTAAATAATTGTAAAATTCATCAAATTTTATAACCGTGTTTGGGATTTCCTCTTCTGTGTAAAATAATAAAAAGATATCTTTATCAGATATACTTTTCAAAAACATAAATTCTGATTTTTCATTTTCTTTATCTTCAGATTTATATTCACCTATTATTGGCTTTGAGTTAATAATAAACATATCCCCAATAATAGGTCTGTAAGAATTTATTTTATTATTATTTTCTCTTATTGATTCTTCTAGTTGCAATATTTCATCGTCTGCTTCTTGCAAAGAATCAAGAAGTTGTGTGTTTTCTTGTTGTGTTAGGTCTCCGGGATTTTGAGGAGGTTGCCTTTGGGCTTCATAATCGTTTATCTTTACAACACCTTTTTTCTCTTGTTGTTGTTTAAATTCCCAAGGTGTTGGAAGATTTCCAAAATTGTTTTGTATTTCTTCTTTTATTTTTTGTTGTTGCTCAGGTGTTAATCCAATAAATATTTTTTCCCAAGATTCAGGATCTTGAGAGTTGAGTAAACTCTTTACTGCTGTTGTTAAAGCCTCAGCCGGGTTTAGTCCTTTTAATAAACAATTAATTATATCCAAAGTTAAAGATTCCCAATTACAAGGATTTATCTTCTCAATAAGTTCTCCAACAAACTCTTCTCGAGAGCTTTTGTTTTTTAAATTAGTAACAGCATCTTCTATTGTTTTTCCGGTTAATTTCTCAAAAAATCCTTTTTCTTTCATTTCTTCATTTGTTAATGACTTGTAAAACTTAGCAATAGGAGAGTTTTCATCGGTAGCTAGCCTCCAATAGTCTTTTTGTATTTCCAAAGCCTTGTTAAAAGCTTCAAATTCTTCTTGAGCATGAATATTTATAGTAGGCTTTAGAGAACCTTCACTTAATCCTTCCATAATCTTCAAGTATTCGTTTTTGTCGTATTTTTCAAAGTCTCTACAGTTTAATGAATTAAATACATATTCTACGGCTTTTGAAAAAGATAATTCAGCTCCTAGCACCAGGTCATTAAAAGTACTTTCGTTTTGGTCTAAACAACTATCTGCATCTGGATTACCATCAGGGTCTCCGGAAACAAAGGTTAATTCCGGTGAAGTATATTTAACTCCAAAATCTTTCCAAGCTGGTAATTGTCTGGAATTATCAATGTCTGTCATCATTTCATTTGCTTTAGAAACATAAGCCATAAGAGTTGGTCTATTGTTGTATTTTTCTTTAAATGCGTTTAGTCCAACACCACATCTGTAAAAAGGGCAACCAGCGTACTTCGCTTTTACTGATCTTATTTTGAATGGATTGGTCTCATCACTCTTGTCAAATAATATCTTTACCTCAACAGCTTCTCGATATTTCACACCAGAACCAGCTAGTTTTTGTGTGAGCCCGCCGCTGTACTTTGAATTTGATTTGTAGGAAGCACTTGAACCATATTCATCTGAATAAAGTTTATAGTTGTTCTCTCCTAAGAGATTTTTTAAATCAGAATAAAATTGTTTAAACTGCTTTTGATACTTAATGAAATAATACAATTTTGTATCTGGTGTTTCTTGATCAAAGTCAGTACCAATCCTTAAGTGTCCACCTTCGGTTTTCTTGTAAAATGACTGATATTCAGAATACGTTTTGAATAACTTTGGCAATGTCTTTTTAAATGTTCTTTTAATTGTAGGACCTTTGAATGTCACTTCTTCAACACTTTCTAATTCTTGCTGTTGGTCTTCTGATTCTTCTGCGAGATAATCTTGAGGTATTAAGTTAATCAAATTAGCAGGAACAACGATCTCAATATGAGCTTTAGCATTATCCGAAGGAACACCTTCAGATGAAGTAGAAGAAGGGTTTATCCTTCCTGCCATTCCGAACAATTCCAAAGCTATTGGGTTTCTGATTTGGTAATTGTCATAAATCGAAGGATTCATACGATAAACAGTGAAAGTTGATCCATCACCATTTCCTGTTGGGACTTGATAGATTTCAAGGTATTGATTAATAATTGATTGAGGTAGTCTTTGGGCACAAGATTCTGATGCATTTTCTGGAGGATTCCAGCATATATCTTGGTCGATGATCTGTTTGTTCAGATATCCTAAAATATCTACTATTCCTTTTCTTACATACTTTTCTTTTAATTGTGGATTACTCGCTACTTCAGAATAAAGTTCTTCAGATCTTACTCGAACAGTCCAATTGCAAGTTTTCTCATTCAACCAAATTGTTTCATATCTCCAATCAGGAGGAATAAAGTCTGGATTAGGGATACAGGTTGGGCAAATTCTTTTGAGATCAGGATTTTGATTTAATCCAAATTCATCTACAACCGGCTCTTTGATACATATATCTTTTTGAAGATCTGCGAATGTTGATGAGATACCATCCGGATCTTCTATAGAATAAGAGATAACAGGCTCTGTGTACGATTGCGTATTTGACTCTGCTGTATAGAAAGAATCATCTACAACTTCTACTGTTTCTTCATCATTGATCAACGTTTTTGTATTTAAATGTTGTTCTCCAGCATCTATTCCACTTTTCCATGGAACACTATCCAACACTCCACTTCCGAAATAATTGTAATCTAAAGTAAATGGTAAAATAAACCCATTATCATTATTAAATTGTGTCTCCACTTCTGGTAAAATTTCCATTAATTTTTCAAATGTTTCTTTTTTCTTTCCACCATCATAAAGAAAAGTTATGAAATACCTTCCATTGTTGGAGTTATAAGCTGTTCTTAACTTAAATCCGTTCTTTCTTCTTCTTTCAAATCTAAATCTAACCAATGAAGTATCTTGAATATAACCTAAAGAATTTGGATCTAAGTTGTCTATTGCGCTGTTAAGAGAATTAATAAAATCAATATTTTCGACTGCATATGTAAAAGACTCCTCAGATGCAGTAGCAACTTTTTCTTTTAAATTTACTCTAATTTCTAAATAATTGTTACTTGTTTCATTCTCATCTAGATAGATTCTTATATACTGCTTGTTTATTTCACCAGTAGTTTCTGTTGTTGTTGGTAATCCTTGTCCTGCCATTGTATTTCCTTATGATGAATGTACTGTTCTACTAAGTATGTTTTTTCTTGTTTTCAACCTTAATGTTGGATTATCAGGATCTCCGATTCCAAGATAGTTTAATTTTAAAATTTCAAAATTCAAAGATTTTGTTATATTATCTGTTATTTTTAAAAGATCTTTTGGAACATCAGACAAAGCTGCTGTTGCCAAAATCGGATCTGGTCCAACAACCACAACCCCAGCACCACCTCCAGCATGAAAGTGTGTTGATAAAACAGTTTTTAATTTTGCCATATTCTTATTTTGCAAAAGAAAAGCTTGTTGCAGAGAAGACAATTGGTTTAATATTTCATCTAATAAGAAAACCAAATTATTACCTCGAACAATTGGTTGTAAATCTTGTCCATCCCCTGTTATGAATTCAATTCTTGGATCAATCAATTTATCTCCATTTGAATCAAGTTCACCTTTTAAGCCTAAGTTTTCAAACTGTGATCCTCCAGCAAAGATTTTGACTGAATTTCTTCCAATCATTCTTACATGATCAGATTTAATACCAATTCCAGCTTCACCCTTTGGCCTGCCAAATTTTCCTTCTGGTAGTCCAAAGTAATGGTCAATATCACATTTTTGAGAAATGTAAATTCTAGAAGCATCTAAAGCAAAATTATTTCCAACAACAGTATCTCTACCTATAACATCAAGATATTTCTTAACTGCTCCTTTTTTCTTGTTAGCTCCAGACATTCTTCCAGCTACAAGGTCAATTGATGCACACGGAGGACCAGCGATTTTTCCATATCCTGACATTAAGTGAGATGGTCTATCTCTACCTATTACAATATTAGCATTTATCTTTGTATCTCCACCACCATCAACTGCATAATTGACATCTGGATAAACAAATTCACAACCTGCTTTTTCAAATGTAGGCATCTTTTCTTTAAAAGCATTGTGAAGAATTCCGGGTCTTTGAGTTCCTTCGGCAACTTCTTTTTTAAAAAACTCTTCTGTTTTGTTAAATATCCGACCCATGACTACCTCCTTCTTCTTTCTTAGAGTTGCAATGTAAATGCTCTCCTCTTCTTCCTAAACTTTCAATATTAGCAAACGTACAATATTGTGATTGTTTTGCAAACTTTTTTAAATCTTCTTTTTGTTGAGTTGTGTATTCATTAGCTGGAATACCAGCTCTGGAACCATTAACTGTTCTGATGTCTATTGCTTCTCCAAGATTATGTCTAGAGGGAACAATTTGATAGTTATTGTAATATTTTTCATATATCTCAGTTATCTTTTTTATTCCATCATCTTTTTTTATCTTTCCATCTATTCCATCTTGTAACACCAACTTAGCTTCATATTGCATGTATTTTCTCATGTAACCACCTTTCTTTTTTTCAGTGCCATAAAATCCATAATTTGTTCCTATTGTAGCGGTTGCTACATAAGATGCATATGATTTATTTGGTTTGTAAGTGGTGTCAAACCAACCCATTTTTGCTGCTTGGTTTCCTTCCACAACATTGCCCCACATTATTGAAGCTTGACTTCCTAAAGATCTAAACAAAGATCCAATGTTGATTGGCAATAAATCTTGTCTATTATTCTTTTTTATTATCTTGACTAAATCATCTAGAAATCTTTTAACTGTTGGAGAGGCTTGTCCATAACGTCCAGCAAAATCTTCAGCACTAGGGTTTTCTACTTGAGATTGTTCTTGATAACCACCATTCTCCATGGCTAATTGAGCAGGAGTTAATTCTGCTGCTAGAAGCTTTTTCATAATTAAGTCAGCATATTCTTCTTGATCGGATGTGGCTAGAGATCCAACCACTTTCAAACCTCTTTGTTTTCCTAAGTTTCCAGGTCCTTCATTAAATTCACAAGTAACTAAGCTCCCTAGCTTAATACCAGTTACATTAGGCTCGACAACCGCCACAGGATGAGCTAAGATTAAATCAATAAGTTGTTGTGCTCCATTTAATTTTGTGGTAGATGGATCTGGTAAGAAATAATCTTCTATTTCTTCTAATCTTACATATACAATATTTTCGTTTAAATCATCATTAGCAGAACTTGCCAAAGTGAATGTAGCTCCTTCATCAATTCTAGGCAAGCCAACAACTCTAGCTTTGAATTGTGTTTTTCCCAAAAACTTGTTAAGTTCTTTTTTGGTTTCCAGTTCCACAATTCTATCATTAGAGTGTTTGACTCTTGCTCTAGGTTTGGACAAAAAAGTGGATATTCTATCAAAAGTTTTGGCCATTAGTCTTCCTCCGCAATCGCAGAGAAAATATTGTCCATTTCTTCTTTTGAGATTCCGTCCTCTTTCTTCTCTTCTTTCTGTATAAGTGAAGCAACCTTCACCATTTGTTCATTTGAACGCTGAAGTGTTTCAACATACTTTGCCAAAGTAAGGCCAATTTCTCTATGGCGGTGTTCATCTTTTGCAAGATATTCCATAGCGTCCTCGAGCAAATCTCGAGTAACCAATCGGTCTTCCTCTATATTAGCAAGGGTTTTTTGTATGATTTCATCTAGTTTTTTCGACATACAATAATTAGTCTCTGTTAAATTTTACCTTCATCCCAGTTATCTTTAAAGATTCTGTACTTCTTTCTTAGTTTATTTAATTGAGATACAATCTGTTTTGTTGAAAATCCTGTTAATTCTCGAAGATAAAGATACACAGCTTTCTTGTTTAAGATATCAATCTCATCAACCGAATTTAAAAGAATCCTTATCGCGTCTAAGACCTTCTTCTCATTCTCGTTCATATTCTTTGAGTCCCAAGAGTCAATCTCTTTGTTTAAGTTTTCCCAAAACTCTTTCTCCATCTCATCTTGAAGGAAAGTCATTTCTGATGTCATTCTAGATTTTTGTAATTCAGCATCAGCTGATTCATAATCTACTTCTCTTTTTGCTCTCTTTGTGTTCTTTTTCACTTGAGCAATAAACCAGTTTTTGGTTATCACTGAGAAATAAGAAAAGGCTTTTGATCCACGATTTGGATCATATTTTGCAAGAATGGTAGTAAGCCACACCTTACAATCATCTCTCAGTTCTTCTATATTTGGAAGTGTTGTAAATCTGTAAGTGAATACAATTTTATCAACCATTTCTGAGAAGGCAGGTTGAATTAAAGATTCATACAGCTCACATCTCTCCCGATATGTTGTATTTGGAGCGCAATACTTCAGAATCGCGTCCTCGTGAATCTGAGTAAAATACATTCTCTTGTTTTTCGTCTTTCGTCGTCTCTGTGTCATTTGTTATGTCCTCTGTTAGATCTTCCTCGATTAATTCAGAATCAAGACCGACTTCTAAATAATCATCCATCACCTCTATCAAATCACTGGTGTGTTGAACCAAGATCTTTATATCGTCATCTCCATAAAACTTCTCTAACTCATACACACCTTTGATATGCTCTTTATAACCATTGATTAATTCGCTTAAATTAGCCAAATTTTGTGTTAACCAGCCAAGCCTACCTAGTAGGTCTCGGATGTAGAAAAAACCCACCAGATTTGATCCTAAGCTTATTAAAAGCACAATTGTAAGTGCAGCATCAATCGTCATAAGTTTGGTTCCTCGCTTCGTTATATAGTTCTTTGAAAATTTTCTTATTGTCCTCGATAGCTTCTTTAACTCTCTTTCCCTCTTCCGACGGAGGTTTTGAAATAGAAGTTAATTGAGGGATGCGTTGAAGAGTTCCTGTGGCCTCACACAATTCACATGATTCCTGAGTTTCACTCATTCCATGACGAACTTGAAACTCTCCTTCGCATTTTGTACATTTATAGACGTACCTAGGCATCTTCTTCACCAGTGTAAATCTTTGGTTGAGCCTTAACGGTTGGAGGGTTCTTAACAAGAAGCTCTCCGTTATCCATAAGGTCCAGTTCGAAAGATTTAAGAACAGGGACAATATCTGTTTGTTCGGTTAGAGCTTTTTGTAATGCCATCATTATTGCGGCAAGTGCTTGATCAGATAATTTCATTTTTTCTCCTTTATGTAATTTTCTAAATTATATTTTGGTTTCCATCCGGTTTTTTTAGTAGTTTCAGATATGTCAGCTAAAGTTTCTTGTGATTCACCAGGTCTTTTAGGTAAAAACTTTTTTTCACCTCCAAACATCTCTGCTACTTCTAAAATAGAATAGTTTTTTCCAGTTCCTAAATTAAATATCTCACCTTTCCAACTGTTCTTTGAGAGAGCATATAATCCCTCACAAATGTCATACACATGTGTAAAATCTCTTCTTTGTGAACCATCTCCAACAATTGTAAGTGGTTGACTGTTCTTGTATTGTTGTTCGAATTTTGCTATTATTGGAGTAAACTCTCCTATCAAAGGATTACGAGGACCATATACATTAAAAAATCTCGCAGTAACAGTTGAAGTTTGAAAAACTTTTGAGTACATTTCACATATTTCTTCTCCTATTTTTTTAGAAAAAGTGTATGGATTCATATATTTACCACCATAACAAGAAGATGATCCTGCATTGATTAGCTTTGCACCTTGACTTCTAGCAAATTCACAGATAGTGGAGGTCCCATCTACATTAGACTGTAACCATTTCAAAGGCTTTTTATAACTTGGCTGTATTCTTGCCTCGGCAGCTAAATGATAAATTACATCAAATTTACCGGTAATTGGTGAATTAAAGATTTCCCTTACATCAGAGATAACTAATTTTGCTTTTTTGTTTCTGTTAGAAATAATGCCTGAAGATAAATTATCCAATATGACTACATCATAACCTTTATCGATTAAGATATCTACCAAGTTACTTCCAATAAATCCTAAACCACCAGTTACTAGAACTCTCATTTGTTATCCTCGAAGTTAGTAGCTCCCTCTATTCTCAGCCAATCCAAATCATCTCGAACCTCTAGATTCTTTTCCCATGCAGCTTTCATAACTTTCGGGTCTATTCCTAATTCTTTACATCTCACTATCATTGCATTTATGTCTTTAGGAAAACATTTACCACCAAAGCCTAAACTTCCGTCATGACCAGGAACATCAATATGAGAGTTGCCAATTCTTCCATCTGTTATAAACCCTTCTAAAGCTTTATCCCAATCTCCTTCAATCGCATCACAAACTTGTTTCATCTCATTCATAAAAGACACCTTGGTAGCAAAAAAACAATTTGCCATGTATTTTATCAATTGAGCTGTTCCTAAATCTGTTTTAATAATCTTAACATACGGAAATCTTAATCTGTAAAGTTTTTCTACTTTCTCAACACCACTTAAACTTCCACCTAACACAACTCTAGAAGTATTAATAAAGTCAAGCCTAGCTTTTCTTTCTGTTAAAAACTCTGGATTGAATACAAAGTTTACATCTGGGAAGTTTTTTGCTAACGACTCTACTGTTCCGGGAACTACGGTTGATTTGATTACAACAGCTGCATCTTTGTTTCTGTTTTGATAGAGACAAATATTACTTACAACTTCCTCTACTATTGACAAGTCACATTTACCATTTTTCAACATTGGCGTTGGAACGCAAATAAATATAATATCGCAAAGTTCCGATATTTCTTTTAATGTATGTGTGCTCTTTCTTTTATCAGAATCAAAGATTAAAATATCTTCGACATGAAGCACGAACCCGTGAATTATTGCAGATCCTACAAAACCGTTTCCTATTATTCCTATTTTCATTTTTTCCTCTTTTTTAAAATTTCATAAATAACATATTGTTGACTTAGACCATTGTTTTTTTCACTAAACAACTTTACATCAAAAAAATGTTTTAATGTTTCAACAAATGGATAGTGAAGATAATCATCAATAAAAATAAAAGAACCAGGTTTCAAAATCGTATTTAAATGCAAAAAAGCGAAGCTTCTTCCATTTCCATTTGGACCATCCAATATTACGATATCATATTCATTACATAAGTCATCTTCCTTTATCTCATAGAAGCAGTTCTTTTGTCTTGTTGTCGGTGCTGTTTTTTTGATCTTCATTTTGTCTTTGTGATATTCTTTTTTCAAAAACATATTTGCATATTCTTTATCAGTACATTCTACCAAATTTCTTATTTTTAAATTTAAAAAATCATACTTTTCTGGTTGTTTAAAAGCCCATTTAGGATCATTATCATATGATTCAATTTGTAATTGTTTTACATTGCTTTCCACTACGTCAACTAAAAATTGAGTCGATATTCCTGAACCGAACTCTAGAATTGACAATGTTTGTTTATCATGTTGTTTTATTAAACTTAAAAGATCAGAGAAGCCTTCTTGGCTTATTCCCCATCCATCATTTTTATATTTTTCAATTTTAATCATTGTTCACTCCAAATGCATACTTTATTGATAGATCTTTCTCCTCTCAAATATCCTCTATTATTTCCATCTTTTCCAAGGAGGTAATGATTCAAGGTTGAGCCAATATCTATGTAAGTATTTTTCTTGTTATAATCAAATAATTGTTGTACCAATATGTTGCCAAAAGGACCCGCACAGAATAAAAATAAACTTTTTTCTACTCTCTCATTATCAATAAAGTTTTTCATTTCATTTATCAGATCAGTGTCTTTGATCCAAGCGTTTTTGCCAATTTTGAAGTGTTTTTTTACTTCAAATGGAAGTCTTTGCAAATTAGAATCTGTGTTTGATACCAAGATTACATCATAGTTAGAATATAGTGGTACCATATTTTCTATGTAATATTTGTGATTTCCATTTACAAAAATATTAGCCCAAGTTAGATTCTCTAACTTTTGATCAGATTGTTTCTTGTACCACTCATGTACTGTTTTTCCTCCAATACAACAAGGACAAGAAATGCCAACATAATAATTATCATTTTTGTACCTAAGAGAGTCAATCAATTGCTTTCTGTAAAGTGTGTCTGTTTTTGGATTAAACCAAAACTCTCCGTTATTAATAGGTTTGTTGGATAAAATATGCAATTCTCCATCAGCATATTTTGAAAATGCAAAACTTTGTTTTGATCTTAATTTTTCGATTATGTAAGTCAAATCATTTCTATAATTTTTTTCTTTGATATCAAACATTTTTGTCACCTTTTTTAAAGAAATAAAAATTAGCTGAGGAATGGATACTTTTTGGAGTTTCTATTGTTTTGTAAAGAAAAAAATTAGGTATTCTTTTTTCTATATCAATTACAAATTCTCTATGTTTTACATGTTCACTACTCTTTTTGTCGATAAAATTACTGCTAAAAATAATAACATATTCACTAGATCTATCAAATAGTTGTTTTAGATATTCTTCATAAACCTCGTCTTCTATTAAGTGATAAATAACATCTAGGCTCAAACTTAATTCTGCTTTTGAAGGTAAATCATTTATTTTATTTGTAAATTTAAATTGTTGACTGTTAGCAAACTTTTCTTTACATAAATTTACCACAGTTTCACTAACATCATAACCATAATATTTTTTGTAGTCAATATGAGACAATTGATTACCATCTCCACACCCAAGTTCTATCGCAGATGAAATATTGTTTTCTTCTAAAAATTGATTAATAATAGAAGCTTTGTACGTACAGTTATCACCATAAGATCCACCACCAGAGTTTCTACCTGATTTGTATCTTTTTTCCCAATATTCAGCGCTATTAAAGTTTTTTTTCATTTATTACTCCTTACGGTCTTCCAACCATTGTTTATTGCGTTTTTTACGCAAGCATCTCTTTGTGGATAAAATATTTTATGATTTCTTGCTTTAGAGGTTGCTTTATCATCAACCCCTAATTCGTATCCTTTCATTGAACTGAACAGTTCCTTATCGTACTTTGGATGTGGAGGGCAATATGTTTTTATTCCTCCAAATCTTTGAGCACAATATGAGAATTGTATGTCTTCTCCATTTTCCCATGTAAATGGTTTTTCCATCCAAAGATACTTCAACCATTCTTGTTTGAAAAACCAAGCATGTCCAACGAGATCAACTTCTACTATTTTTTCATTTCTAGAAGACCATCCAAATCTATCATGTCCTGTATATCTGTTTCCATTTAAAATTACTCCAGCTCCACCTAAAATACCTTCATTAGTTTTCATAGTGTCTAAACAGTTCTGAAACCATTTTTTACCGGGAATTGTGTCATCATCAAACATAGCTATGAATTTAGAGTCACTTAGCATTGCACCAGCAAATCTTCCATAAAATTTCCAATTGTAATCGTTTCTTATTACTCTATCTACATCAAATTCAGCAAAGTCAATATCTTTATTATCTTCATGATAATTTACCCACAACCAAATCTCTTTTGGTTTGACAGTTTGTTCTTTGATGGACATTATCTGTTCTTTTAAATATTCTGGTCTTCTGTAGCAGTTTAGAATTACAGTTATTGAGTTGTCCATGATAGCATCTTCAAATAAATCAATTGCTTCATTAACTTTAGCTTTTATAATA